GTTGATGGTATATTTCAAAATGATTTTATAACATCATCAGCACAAGGAAGAGCGGTATTAGCAGCTCCAACTGGTTATAACTTTGCTTATCAATTAGGAACATCTTTAGCTGGAGTATCTGATACATTTACATTAGGAATTAGAACAGTATCTGGTGCAACTACAGGGGATGCATTAGGATCAATCTCATTTTATGATTTAACGGTATAATGATTACTAGAAAACGAACAGTTGGGTTACAACTTACAACATCAAATCAAGATATTTATACTGTACCTGCTCAACATGAAGCAGAAATAAAAAGTATTTTAATTAGTAATGATACTTCAAATACAGTTACATTTAGTTTAGACTGGTATAATAATTTAAATACGACTTATTATACAATTACAGAGACAACACAACTACTCCCTAATGGAATAATACAAATAGAAGATAGTCTTTATTTGTTTAAAGGTGATAAAATAAGAGGATTAGCAAGTGCTAATAATGCTGTTACAATCACAATTAAAGTAGATGAAGATTATATTCCTAAACAATTTACTTAATTATGAAAAAGAAAAGTACAGTAAATAAAGCAGGTAATTATACAAAACCTTCTTTAAGAAAACGATTATTTAATTCTATTAAATCAAGAGCAGTTATGGGAACTAAGGCTGGTCAATGGTCAGCTAGAAAAGCACAACTGTTAGCAAAGACATATAAAGCACAGGGTGGTGGGTACAAATAAAATGGCTCTTGCAAAAAGTCAAAAATCCTTAAAGGCATGGGGTGACCAGAAATGGAGAACTAAATCTGGTAAACCATCTTCTAAAACTGGAGAAAGATATCTACCAGAAGCAGCTATTAAATCTTTAACACCTGCTGAATACGCAGCTACGACAAAGGCAAAACGTGAGGGTAAAAGAAAAGGAAAACAATTTGTAAAACAACCAAAAGGTATTGCTAAAAAGGTAAAGCAATATAGACAAGTAAATCTATGACAACTAACATTAAAGAAAAACTTAAAAGATATGGTTTAACAAATCTAAACCAACCTAAAAGAACACCATCGCATCCTACTAAAAAAGGTATCGTTGCTGTTAGAAAAAATAGTGGCATAAAGATTATAAGATTTGGTGATCAAAAAATGGGTCACAATTATAGTCCAGAAGCTAGAAAAAGTTTTAAAGCAAGACACGCAAAGAACATTGCCAAGGGTAATACTAGTGCAGCCTATTGGGCTAACAAAGTATTTTGGGCAGGATCTGGTGGATCGGTCAAGCAACCCCCCAAGACCCAAAAGCATGTTAAGGGTAAGTGAAAGATAAAATCTTTATCATCTTAATAACAATAACCTTAATAACCATAAAAGTAATAATGGATAATAGACCTATATCAAAAGAAGAGTTTCCTAAACTTGTATATGATTTAGCTAAAAAAGAAATCGTAAGATTTCCAGAAGAATCTATTGTAAGAAAAATAGACCCTGCTATTGTAGCAAGTATAGCTATATTAGAAAGTGGATATGGTCAATTTGAAAAAGCACCTACAGCAAAACTTGCTAAAAATTATTTTGGAAGAAGAGCAATTGGTGATGATGAATATGTAAGAACTACTGGTGGTCCTAAGTTAAAAGAATATAATAACTTAGAAGAAAATATAAAAGATTTTTTAGTAATGATGGAAAGAGGAAATTACTACGAAGATTATAGAGCATCGCTAGAAAGAAATGAACCTATTCAAAATCAATTTAAAGCTATAGCTAAAAACTATGCTGAAAATCCACAGTACAGTTTAGCATTAAATAGTATATATAAAACAGTTATGAAACCTATTAAACAAATGGATAAATTATCTGGAGTATATATTAGTACAGGACTTGATGAACAAACTAAATCATTAATGCAATCGGCATCTCCTTAAAATTTTAAGGGGAAGCTATTACACTTCCCCCACATAGGCAACACATGACTAGGCTCCCCAGTTGGAGCCTTTTTTATTTGGAGCCTTCAACAAACATTAGCATCTAATATCTTGATATACTTTTTACGTTTACCTCGATATAGAGATGTATCTGCCCATCTCTTTCTCCAAATCCAGTTGTTAAATTTACCAGAGTAATTTTCTAGCATATCCATAATAGGATTATGCCAGAATTTATATTTAAATACTCTGTAACAATTTTTTAATATCATCTTCAAGTCTCTTACCAACTCCATTACAATGATTAATTATTGCAGCACAAAGATTACCATGATACTTATACTCTTTTAATGCTTCTCTAATTTTACCCACAGGCTTTCCACCATAATCTAATACTATATTATTATCTTTACTTAAACCAATCTTTAATTCAAATAGCAATCCAGTGTGCTTATCAAATTCACTTGGTAGTTTTTGTGGCAACTTCACTTTCATACTCGTCTCCTTTCTGTTTTTTTACAAAATCTTTACTTATTCTTGGATCTAAAGCCTCAAGTTTAGATAGCATATTCATTGTTTGAACTACTTCACCATAAGGTCTAGTCATTAAATATCTAAATATATTTTGTAATTGTTCTGAAGTTATTAGATATACTTTATAAATTCACAGCCTCCTCATAAACAAAATTAGTATATATTTTTCTAATTAAATTTTTGTTATTTAAATAAATATTATTTGATTTAGAATTAGAAAACAAATCTGAACAGTAATCTACTGTTTCTTCCATTGTCATCTTATCATTTAAACACCCACCAACATATTGCTCTACTTCTAGTAAAGCATCTTTTACTTTACCCATTATCCTTAACCTCCATTATTAATCGTTTTAAATACCATTCAGCTTTGTGTAAATCCTGTAATGGTTCTCCCTTAAATTTATATCTTGATACATACTTTAAGACATTACCTTTAAGGTATCCATGATACTCATCTGCAGTCATGCAATCACGAATAACATCTATAGTCTCCTTTTTACCTTTTAAATAATGTTTAGGAGAATTAACATTATCAAAATATACTTTATTTACCATAGTATTTTTTAACCTCACTGTAAGACATAGTTTCTAAATCGTATGCACCATCAGATACATTTCGTTTAATAATTAAACCACTCCACCATAAGTGTTGAGTACCTTTAGCATATCCCTCAATATGATTCAAGTAACATCCTGCAGATAAGGCATGTAGCTTTTTACCATTTGGTAATGTAGATACTGCATAATCTAATAGATGACAATGACCTACTGTTGCAGATACTTTATGTTTATTTAAAATAGTTCTTGCAACATTCTCTCCAGATATAGCTGTGCCCATAATTCCAGATGGCAATTGATGCACATAATGTACACCATCAATTACTTTAATCTCTTTATAAGGTACTTCTTTCCAACCATAATCTTTATATTTAAGATCAGAAATTTTCATAGTGCCTTCAAGTTCTGGATTATCTTGTACTAGTCTATCAATTCTATCTTCATGATTACCTAGTATCATAATCTTTTTGGCTTTATGTTTACCTAATCCTTTATCAAATTTAATTAAAGCATCTTCTGCATGCTCTAAATCTTTTTTATATCTTCTACCCTCAAAAGATAATTTAGCCTTATCATAAGAGCATAATGAATCCATTGATACAAAATCTCCCATACATATTACATAATCAACTTTTATATCTGCAGCCACTCTACCTGCCCATAAAAATCTATCATTGTTTGCTTTAGGTGTACAATGAGGATCACCGATTACTAAGTGCGTTGCCATATTAGTGTATCTCCTTGTTGTTTTTTGCTTTTAAATATTCAAGAAAGTCAACTATATTGTCTTCATTGAATTCTTTTACTTCTGCATACTTACTATTATTACTCTTAGACTTTAGTTCATCTTCAGAAAAACCTTTTAGTCCAAGAAGATAAGTTGTATGAGGGTCAAGTACTGCTTGTTTAATCATTCCCCTAGCTATTGTAGAACAAAGATTAAATTCTTCAACACTCATATTATTGTTATCTGATATTAAACCACAAGTAAATCCTTGTTTCCAAGGGGATACTGCTACTTTAATACAGTTATCAATATCTACTACTCTTTTTTGTTTTCGCATATATTACCTATTAAGTTTATAAAATGTTGTGCATCTACTAATACCAAAGGATTTCTATTATTCATTTTTAAAAAAACAATAGGATTAAAATTACCATGACCATCAGCCTGGTCATATGCTTTATATAAAGTTTTCCATGTTTCGTTATTCTTGCATTCAATATCGTATGGAAATATTTCCTTAGCTTTCTTTGATAGTTTAATATCTGCACCACTTTCTCCCATAATTGCTACTCGTATGTCATCTTCTGTTAAAAAAGTAAATACTTTTTTTAAAGTATCTCTAACCCAGTCTTGAAGTCTACGACCTTTAGCTTTTCGACTGCGAATCGTAGTCATATTCTTTTCTTGGGTTGTTTACTTCTGTATACCATACCCACTTAGGATTCTTACCTTGTGATTGCTGTTGGGGTAACAGCTGTAATTTATCACCCCAACATGGTACTTTGTACGGACAAAAGGAACACACACTTCCTAGCACTTTATTACCAGTTTCTTTACCTCTATAAGTTTCCTTAACTTCCTCATAACATCTTTTAAATGGAGCCTTATCTACTAATGCTTTAACATTATTTTTTGCTAATGTCAAGGCTTTTTCTCTATACTCTCCATCAACCATTGGAGTTTCACAAACAGTCCACTCACCAGTTGATTTATTAATAACTATCCATCCACCAAAAGGCAACTTCTCACTTTCAGCATATAGATATCCTTGGGGTATATAACCAAAGGCATCATCTTTAGCTATCTCTGCAAACCCACCACTTTCTCCAAACTTCTTTTCAAAAGAATATGGGGATGCACTTTTTATATCCCAAATTTTATTATCAATATTAACATCATAAGAACCATCTATCTCACTACCATTCCATTTGTATTTAACTTTTTTCTGTTGGTCAATAATTTTAATTCCAGCAGATTTAATTACAAACAATGCTAATGCTTCAATCAAATCTCCAAAAGTATTTCTCATCTTGGTACTATAAGATTGACCCTCGCCTTTAATATTTTTAGATTCCATTTGTAATTGACACAATGGTCTACCAATATTACTCATACGAATTTGAAATTGGTTTGCTCGTTCTTCTGCAAATTGTTTACGCAATGCAGATTTACATGCTTCACCAAATTCCTCAACCAGTTCATCTGATATTTTTACTGGTTGTTTAGCAACCTTATCAAGATACAGTTGTACTTTATGGAGAATTGTATTCATTATGATTTAAATATTTCTACTGGATCAGATTCTTCAGCATCCAATTGCTCAACAAGTTTAGCTGAACTTGCATCACCATTAGTATATTTTTTATCTTTTGCAGCTTTCCACAAAGCAACTACCTCATTATTTTCTTTGGTAATTGACTCTTGAAATACTTGTATTGTAGCCAAATCATCTTCAGTTAATTTAAGATTAGCTTCTGTATTAACTTTTATATCTGGTGTATAAAAAGTATTTCCACCTTTCTTTTGTCGCTTTGTATCTACAGTTAATGTACATGCATACATTAATTTATTTCTTTGACTGATAGATTCAATAGCTTCTGTTACTGGATTATAACTTGTTCCAGTTACTCTCCAAATGATAGGTAAATTTTCTATAGCATGGTCAGTTCCCTTTGCCAATTTACCTTTGAAAGATATTAAACCATAAATTAATTTATAGCATCTAATCTTTCTTTGTTCAGATAAAACTTCTGGAGATAGTTTATCTCTATCTTTGTATGGAAGTTTACCACACTTTGTACCACCTAATATATCTAGTGCTTCCTCTTTCCAATTTTTAAAGATGATAGACCTATTAACATACTCTCCTTTTTCTGGCTCAAAGTGCATGTATTGCATAGCACTAATGAATGGTCTTACAGTAACAGGTTTACCATAAACATTTTCATTTAGGCTTGGGTCATACACCACAAAACTACCAACAGGTAAAGTATTACCTTGTTCGTCATCTGGATTCCTATTGATTGACAATCTAGGAATATTATTTTTATTTTCAGAACCAGTATCTTGACCTATTGCTTTTTTAATTTGGTCAATAGACATTGATTTGATATTTACTACTTGATTTTCCATTTATATTTTACTCCTTATTTTTGAGTTTGTAATAGTTGTATACCATATTTTTTAGTTAAAGTCAAGTGTTCTTAGAAAAAAAATTAAGTATCCAAACACCTAATAATATAAGCAAAAACACTTGTAATATAACATCTAACATACTTTTGTTGCTCCATTGGTTGTTATTACTTCCACATTATCAGTCTTGGCATAGTATATCATATCATGAAAATGTGGATGATTTACATTTAGATATAATTTATTTGGCAAGTCACCAAACTCTGATATCAATTGTTGATAATCAAGATAAGCACCATAGCTTTCATCTTCAAAATCATCTAATGTTTCTAGTACTTCTACCATTATACTTCTCCTTTTATTTTTTTAATAAATCTATCTTGTATTGCTTTCTTTAATTTTTTTTCCATAGATTTATCATCACCAAATGTCATGACAGTAACTTTGTCATCAAACCATTTGCGTACATTTTTTTCTGCATTTGTTTTAGCCATGCGTTTCCTCCATCTCTAGCCAGTTAGTTCCAATTTTTAATTCACAATCAAGTGGAACATTAAAGTTAATTCCATAATACTCCTGCATAGCAGGTATTACAGATGCCGCACCCTGTTTAAATATATTACTCATCACGGCTTCTTCTCCAGGATAAACATCAGCCACAATAGAATCATGGACTGTGTTGATTAGTAAACTTTTTACTTTATCTTTTTTCATTAGATTATATATTTTTATACAAGCCAATGGTACAATATCTGCTGTTGCAAATCCTTGTACTGGATAGTTTTTAATTTGTGTTCCATAACTAGAGCCACCCCATGGCATTCTCTCTGCATATGGAAAAGCATATTCTCTACCTGTTGGTATCTTTATAACTTTATATTTAATAGCTTCTGTTTGTAGTTTATCATGCCATTGTGCAATCTGTTTATATTTTTTTAAGAATTCAGAATAATATTTCTTTTCATTTTCAGTTCCAGTTACACCACCATATAAAGGTTTAAATGTATGTGCCTTTGCATCTTGCCTAGATACTCCAATAATATCTGCTGAGTATTGGTGCACATCAATTTTATTTTTAATATCTTCCATACCTTGTACATCTTGTGCAAGAAATACAGCAGTACGAAATTCTAATTGTGCAAAATCTATTTCAAGTATCTTGCCATTTTCAAATCTAGATTTAATTACTTTACGAATAGGAAATGTTTTTGCTCTAGGTTGGTTTTGAAAGTTAGGGTCACGGCTAGATAATCTTCCTGTTGCTGTAACGCATTGCATAAACTTTGGATGCAGTAATCCTTTTTCATTTGTAAAAGATTTAATACCCTCAACAAAAGTATTAAGATAAGTTTCAACTGCATTGTATCTTACAATAGCTGTAATGAATTCTTTTAAGTCTCCCTCACTTTTAGTTGCAAGTTTTTCTAGTGTAGTTCTATCGGTCCTAAACCCACCATCAGCAATATCATATACTGACTTTGGCTTTTGCATAAATCCTGCAACCTTACCTAGCTGTGAATAAACTAAACCATCCCCATCACATTCAGAACATTTAGTATAGTTTTTAAACTCACTTCCATCTTTTTTTATTTTTTTAATTACACCTTTACCATGACAAGTTGTACATTGTGATGCACTTGTTTTATAAATAACATCTGTATGTGCTTTAATTAAATTATTAATTTGATTCATGGAGTACTGTGGTCTTCGTCTAGTTTTACCAGTTCTTTCATCAACACCAATGTTAAATATATCTTTCCATTTATTTTTATCTCTAACTTTTCTTGAATAAATTAACCATGAAAGTTGTTCTGTACTTGATGGATTTATTTTAGTGTCACCCATTTTTTCAAAGATAGTCATGTCAATCTTTTGTTTTAAATATGCAAACTCTGCTCTATATTGTTTTTCAACATCAACAAGTGATAGTGTATCTACATGAATTCCATTTCGTTCCATATCAATTAATACCAAAAGAAAATCATTCATCATCTTAATTGTTTTAATTAAACCCTTGTCTTTGTCTAATTTAAAATCCTGCATTTGAGAATCAAATAATTTTTTAGTAATTAGAACATCATGTCTACCATATTCTTCAACTATATCTACTGGTATATTTTCAAAAGATATTCCTTTGTCATAGTAATCTTCAATTGAAGAATCTTTCTTACCAATCTTTCTTCTCTTGCATGTAGCATCTAAAGATATACCTCGTCTTAATCCTCTAGATAAAACATATTCAGCTATCATTGTATCATATACTTTACCATTATAATTAAATCCAGATTCTAATAACCAAGTTAAATCAAATTTTAAGTTATGCCCAATTAACAGTGTAGTCTTATCTAGTATAGATTGTATTTCTTTATGTGCATTCTCATCAACTCTTTGACTATGCTTTATAAAAAAATACTTATCATTAATACCTACACTCACTAAATAATTTTTAGGATTAAATGGAAGTGGATCCATTTTTCCATCTGGTGTTTTTTGAAATGTAGTTTCTATATCAAGTGTTGTTATCATGTTTACCTTTCAGTTAATCTTCATATCTACTTAGTTGTTTATTAATTCTACAGTTAGGCTCTCCATGATACCCATTGATTTTATTTTTACTTATACATAAACTTCTATGTAAATCTTCTGGGTCTCTTTCCATTGAGTGTTTACCTATACCAATAATTAAATCTGCTTCTGCAGCCTTACCTGTTTTAGAATTTTCCATCATATCAAATGATATACTATTTCTATTATGTGCATCTGCTGATGCCTGTGATATAGCTATGACACAACAGTTTCTCCTTTTAGCTATCTCTCTTGCACCTGTATAAATTGCTCTTAGTTTTTCATCAGTCCTTGCAAATGTTCCAGAGATATTTATTTTATCTAATTGGTCAATGATAACTATATCTGGCTTATGCTTTTCACAATGTGCATCTATATCTTCTATAGACCAATCAACCACATCAAGCATTTTAATATTATCTTTTATTCTAGTCCAGTCCTTATGTGCTAACTCAATGTTATCTATAATCTGTTCTTTAGTATAGCCAGTATAACAATTGATTGCTCTCATCTGTGTTCTTACAGCAGGCTCTTCATTTATAAATGCGTGTACCTTTGCACCCTGTTCTGCAAAACCATCTGGAGATGCAACAAGACTTACCCAGAATGCAGTCTTTCCTGTTTCTGGTCTTGCAAATACAATCATTAAGTTTCCCTCTCCTATACCACCAACATTATCTTTTAATACTTTTAAATTAAATTTCCATTTAGTTGTAATACTTAATTGATTTAGTAGTTCTCCAATATTATTTGTAACTGCATCTATTTGTTCAGCAGGTAATTCTTTCTTATAGTTGTCAATTATATTTGATATAAGATTAAACTGTGCTGGTTTACCATTGTATATTTCTGTAGCCTCT